GATATGTATTGGGATAAGTTCCGTGAAAATCTAAAAAGTATTAATTTTGGATATGGCAGACACAATCCAAAGACTTGGGGATACAAGGCACCCGAAAAGAAAAAACGAAAGTGATTTCTCCAATCTTGAAAAAAATTGCCAAGATTTTTTTCTCTATAAAGATTTATAAAATTGTATCATCCAATACAAACAAAATTTGATAAATAACCCGAAAGGGAGTACGATACTCCCATCGTTCATCTGGAAATCCAGACGGAAGTACGCCGACTCGGAACGGAACGTTCATCTATGGAAACACTCTTTTTAACTTGTCTACAAGCACAGTTAATTGTTGGGAGAATTCATAAACAATACATTTCTCCTGAACAAAAAAATGATTTGATATGGGAGCTTAAACAAATCTCCCCCAAAGAGTGCAAAATAGACGCAAAAGTTGAGCCGAAGGAACGCACCAATACCCTAAACAAGTAAAGGAGCAACCCAATGGCACTCATTTTAATTAAACAAAAAATGTTGAAAGAACAACGTCTTCGTGAAGCACAACTTTATATGGCATCACGACTTGCCTAATATTCAAGGAGGGTTGATTCCCTCCTTTTTTTGTGTTATGATGGTAAAAGACAATGGTATCTTATGGATAGAGACAAATTAAAACTCATCATTCGCAATCTGGAACTATTGGTTGATTCTTTAAAAGCAGAAGTTTACTCTGATACTTCTGCTTACACTCCTATGAAACCGATGGGAAAAAGACCTATTTTAGATTACGACGAAATCTTTGAGGATGATAATGACTAATAGAGCACGAGAACTGGTAAAGTTGCTTGAAAGATTGGTAAAACAAGAACATTTATATTCTGAAGAAAAACTTATAGAAATGAAAAATCAATTGCGAGTCGTTAAACAAGAACTTGCAGAACTTGAAGCAAAAACATCAAAAGGATTTGGAAAGAAATGAAACCTATTAAAGCAAAAGATCTTCTTGAACTTGATAAAAGACTTGAAGTAGTTAAACTCCAATGTTATCCAATTCCAGAACAAGTCATTTGGCAAGCAGGGAAAGGTGACTATTCAGAAGTTCCAATTCACACTGTTCCAGTTCCAAACCATCAGAAATGTGGTGAATGGATTGTGGAGCAACTACTTGCAAATGAACGTGGGCATTGGGGACCACTGGAGCATCCTGCAATTACTTTTTCTTGTGCTGGATTTGTTCATAATGTAATTGTTCAGGCAAGAACTCATCGTATTGGAACGACTTGGGATGTTCAATCACAGCGTTATACTGGTAAACGTGTAGTTAAGGTTGCTAAAGGAGAACTTGATGTTGAAGAGGTCTTCTATGTGCGTCCTGAGGGGTTCTACACAAACCGTAAGGGTAAGAAGTATGAATGGACACAGGAACATCGTCAACGCAAGTTAGAGAGGATCCTGGATGAGTGTAAGGAGTATGCTGATTACTATGAGCAGGGTATGAGTGAAGAGCATATTCGTGATTATCTCCCGCAGGCAATTCGTCAGAACTTTGTAGTTTCTTTCAATTTGCGTTCTGTTCTTCACTTTATGGATCTTCGTTCTAAACTTGATGCTCAACTTGAAATTGAAGCATTATGTGAAGCATTTATTCCAGAACTTCAAAGGTGGGCACCAAATGTTTGGAAGTATTATGAAGAAAAAAGATTACATCGTGCTCGGTTGAGCCCTTAGTTTGTCAAGGAAAAAGAAAAACACATTCTAGATATACTTGGAAATATATGTTATAATAAACAAAATTTATGGGGGCAAAAATGAAAACTTGGTGCTTAAAGGACCATAGTACTGGTAAAATATTTAAAGTTATTTTTACCGAGGAAAAACTTCAAGAATATTTAAATTCAAACCATAATATTAGTGAATGTATTGATTGTATTGAATGCGACGATGCCCCTTCTATTTGTATAGAATAAATAATTTCATATAATATGGAGATTTAATTTTGGCTGTATATCCTATTATCAATAAGGAAACTGGTGAAACAAAAGTAATTGAGATGAGTGTTCACGACATTACTCAATGGTATAAAGACAATCCCCAGTGGCAAAGAGACTGGTCTCAGGGTTGTGCTTCACCAGGAGAGGTTGGTGATATGCTAAGTAAGCACGTTAGTAGAAATCCAGGATGGAATGATGTCCTCCGTAAGGTTTCAAAGGTTCCTGGGGCAAATGTAAAACCGATTTAACTATGGCAAGAAAAAGAAGAAACAATGATAATCAACCAATTGGTGTTGGTTATACGTCTAAACAAATGAAAAAAAGAAAACCAATTAGTTCTGATTACTTGGTTGATGTTGAACCTCTAACAGAAAATCAAAAGAGACTTTTTGCTTCTTATGCAGAAGGAAAACATTTAGTTGCGTATGGGGCTGCTGGTACAGGTAAGACATTTATCACTCTTTATAATGCACTCCGTGATGTATTAGACGAGACAACACCATATGAACAAATCTATGTTGTTCGTTCTCTTGTAGCAACTCGTGAGATTGGGTTTCTTCCAGGAGATCATGATGATAAGTCTGCTCTTTATCAAATTCCTTATAAGAATATGGTAAAGTATATGTTCCAGATGCCAAGTGATGCTGACTTTGAAATGCTTTATGGTAATCTTAAATCTCAGGAAACTGTAAAGTTTTGGAGCACTTCATTTATTCGTGGTACAACTCTTGATAATTCAATCATTATTGTTGATGAATATCAGAACCTTAATTTTCACGAATTGGATTCTATTATTACTCGTGTGGGTGAAAATAGTAGAATCTGTTTCTGTGGTGATGCAACTCAATCAGATCTCGTAAAAACAAATGAAAGAAATGGCATTAGTGATTTTATGACTATTCTTCGTAAAATGCCTTCATTTGATATTATTGAATTTGGTGTTGATGACATTGTTCGTTCTGGACTTGTCAAAGAATATATCGTTGCAAAAATGGAACTTGGATTGTGATGACTAATCCTTTAATTGAAAAATACAATGAACTGTATGGATTAAAGCAAAAAAAAAAAATTGAACGATTTAATCATATTGATATTGAACTTCCCTGCCTTGAAAGGGAAACGATTGATGGAGTAAGATACTATAAAGTTCCAGAAGGAGATGAGTTGTTGCGACTTGTCTCCATTACTTCTGTGACTAGTCATAAGAACCGTCAGTTCTTTGCCGACTGGAGAAAAAAAGTCGGAGAAAAGCAAGCAGATAAAATTACTAAACAAGCAACCAGTCGTGGAACTGATATGCATACACTGGTGGAAAATTATCTTTATAATAAAGACCTTCCACCAGTTCAACCTTTATCTGATTTTCTCTTCAAAATCGCAAAACCAGAATTAAATTGTATAAATAACATTTATGCTCTTGAAGGTTCTCTTTACAGTAAAGTTCTTGGTATCGCAGGAACTGTAGATTGTATCGGAGAGTATAATGGTGAGTTAGCAATAATTGACTTTAAGACTTCTAAAAAACCAAAACCACGAGAGTGGATTGAACACTATTTTGTTCAATGTATGGCATATGGTTGTATGTTATACGAGATTACTGGTATAATGGTAAAGAAATTAGTCATCATTATGTCTTGTGAAAATGGAGAATGCATTGTTTATGAAGAATATGACAAACAAAAATACATTAAATTACTCACCGAATATATTAGAGAATTTGTTAGAGATAAACTTCACCAATATGAATGATAAAGTAAAGGACGAATTAAATAGTAAGTTTCTATGTCCTCAAAAGTTTGCACAGGATATAGAAACTATTGTAAAAAATTCTAAAATCAATTATATTGACGCAATCGTTACTTATTGTGAAGAGAATAGCATTGAAATTGAAACAATTTCTAAACTAATTTCAAAACCATTAAAGGAAAAAATTAAAAATAATGCTATTGAATTGAATTTTTTGAAAAAAACTACTCGTGCTAAATTGCCCCTGTGACTCCTTTTCAAGTTTATTGTCAATATCTTGCATTTAAAAATCATTTTACAAAAGAAAATTACGATTATTTCAAGTATTGTGGAAAGTCCAGAGCATCTCTGGACTCTTTTCATAAACGCAAAGACAGATACTTTTTTGAAAGAACTTCTAGGCAAAAAAATGACGAAGAAATTAAAGCATATTTTGTAGCAAATTTTGCTGAATGTAATGATACTCAATCGTTATGGATTGGTGAAATCATTGAAAATGGGGAACAAGTTTATTCAAATTGGTTAAAAAAATCTCAAAGTCTTTTTTATTTGTTTAAAACTGAATGTGAAGTTTTTATTCAAAAAGATAATTTTGAAAAATTATTTGAGATAAAAAATAATCAACATCCAGAAATTCTCAAAAAATATTTTCAAAAAGTAATTAGTTTAGAGACTATGGTAATTTTGAATATGATGTTAGATTATGTAAAAGACTTTGATAAGAAATTAACTGACCCAGTGTGGGAAACCGTCAGTTTAAGAATTAAGAAATACCAACCTTTTCTAAATATTGATGTAGCAAAGTACAAGAAAGTTCTTCAGGAGATTGTGCTATGAGTAGATTTTTTGATTCGGAACAAGTCAGAGAATCTTTGTTTGAATTGGAAGAGCTTCAGCATAGTATTTTTGATGAATTGTTTTCTCTTACCTTTTTT